CTAATTTTTTGTTAAAAAATTAATTGTTATTTTGCCATGAGGGTCTACAAGTAAGTTTTTAAGTACTGATCTCCAAACAAACCTTTTTTCTTCTTCATCGAAATCACGATAAGTACTTTCTATATTTTTGTTAAACCAATTTGATTTAAATACTATAGTTTCCTTAGGCTTGACTTGAACAATCATCTGTTCAAGCTCTTTTCTATCTTTCTTATATTCGTCTAAACTTATAACCTCATTAAGATACGCTTTTTTTAACCGTTCTATTTTCTTTAGTATTTTTGAATTATTGTTTTTTTCAGGAGCAGAAACTGCAATCTTCTTCTGTTTAGCTTCAAAGTTTTCCGCGTCTGCTTTAATGTTGTTTAATAAATACTCTTCAAGTATCTCTTCGGGTATATTTATCTTATTTGGGCATTTATTTCTTTTATAAGTGTTTCCGTTACAACGGTATACTTTTTTTGTATAATACATCACTGTGCCATCTTTTTTAATATATTTTCTTTTTCGATAACGTCCAGTCATTTTTTTACCGCAACAACTACATACTACCAGTCCTGAAAAGATATAAGTACGTTTTGCTATAGATGAAATATTTTTATCTAATAGATTTTGAACCTTCTCAAAGGTTTCCTTATCCACTATGGGAGGACAATAATTTTTGTTGCCAGAAACTTCACCTATATATTTTCTATTCCTTAACATGTGCTTGATTGTTCGAGAACTTCTTGTAATATCATATTCATTGAATAGATATTCAACAGTTAGGCGTATACTGTTGTGAATAGAATAATGTTTAAAAATATCTTTTGCGATAGCTGCATTTTCGTTAGGTATTAACTTCTTATCACAGATTTTATAACCAAAAGGAACGCTACCAGTTACCACTTCTCCCTTTCTAATTTTGTTTTCAAATACTGCTTTGATACGTTCAGACGCCATTTGTGCTTCTAATTCAGCAAAACTCATTGACTGATTAACAAAGGAACGTCCATAAGCAGTATCAGTATTGAAAAATGGTTGTGAAACGGCAAGCCATGTTACGCCAGAATTATCTAATATTTCTTGAATATTTAAGTAATGACGTAAATTTCTAAACCATCGATCTAATTTGGTAAACAAAATAATATCTATTCTGTTCTTTTTTATATCTTCTAATAAGCGTTGAAATTCATCGCGGTACAATTTTTGTCCTGAAATGCCGTCATCAATATACGTGTCAATGATTGTCAAATTGTCTTGAGTACTTACATAATCTTTTAAAGTAGCTATTTGTGCGTCTAAGCTATCCCCGTGTTTTGCTTGTTGATCAGTAGAAACCCTAATGTATAACGCTGCTCTCTTTAGCATAAACGAATCCCCCTATCTTATTTAAAAACTACTCTTGGTCTTTCTCAACATTAAGCTTGTTTAATTGTAAAAATAACTGAGCATAATCAGATTTAAGCTCTTGGTATTCTTTTTCAGTAAATCTGTGACTAGGTCCTGTACGTAAATTTAAGTTAATATATTCAATATTCAACTCTTCGCAAAGTCTTTTTTCTACTTCATATTTATTCATAATATCCCTCCTTAGAGAATGTATGTTCTTTTTTTGTAAGAAGAAAAGTCCGAGGGTTAAAATTTATATTTATTTCTTAGCTAACCACGAACTATTCTTCTATAAATTATTTTTTTAAACAGATTGGTCTTTAATAGAATACTTTTAAGTCTAATACAAAAGTTCTATAATATAACTTTTCCAATAATTCTAATTTTTTCATTTTCTAAAATTCTATCTTCATATTTGGTATTGATTGATCTCAAAATAATTTGCTTATTTGAGTAGTCTTTAATTACTTTCTTACATGTAACACCATCATTATCAATTTCTACGATTGCAATTTCACCATTTTCAACATCACATTGTTTTTTATAAAAAACAATGCTTCCATCTTTAATTAGCGGTTCCATTGAATCTCCCTGAATATTAATAGCACAATCTGCTCCTTCCGGCACGTGTGCGAAAGAGTGCTGTTCAACGTCTATATCTCCATATTCTAGAACTGCAGGGTTTGCTGCGGTCTTTCCTACCAATGGAACAACTTTTCTATTGCGTGATTCCGTTTCAAGAATTTGCTTATCTAATTCTTTCTCGGCAAATATTAATACATTTTTTTGTCTTTTAGTTTCTAACTTAGCTGAGGTTTCGTTTATTTTCGTTAAAATTTGAGAAAGTGGTTCTTCTTCAAATCCTAATAGGTATTCTGGGCTTGTTTCTAAAGCATTGGCAAAGTCAGATATCTTATTAACAGGAAATTGTCTTGTTCTATTTTCATAACGTGACATTGCGGACTTAGCTATTCCAACTTTTTCTGCTAATTCAGTGGATGTCATTTTTTTCTGTTTACGCAAGTTTGTAATTAATGTCATAATTTCATCATTCGTTCTCAAATTATTCACCTCCTAAAGAAATAATACTAATAAAGTTCCCAATAGTCAACAAAAAATGTTCTTATTCGGCACAAATAGTTGACATTCGGGAATCACCGATATATCATTAAAGCACATTCATGAATGAATAAATGTTAGGAGGATTATAAAAATGGAATTTGACTTCAACCGTTTAAAAGCTGAGAGAATCGCAAAAGGGTATTCTCAAGAAGAATTAGCAAAGAAATTACAATGGACACGAAGTGTATATACAAAACGTGAAAATGGTACAGTTTCATTGGGAGTTGACGAACTAGCAAAAATAGCAACAGCATTAGAAATGCCAGAATCTAGAATATCTATTTTTTTTACTCGTTAAGTTCCCGAATGTCAACGACAGAGGAGGGAAGTGTGATATGAATCAAAAGTCGTCAGAAAAAGTAGATATCGATTTATTGGCACAAGCTTTTGCTGATGTTTTAACGCGACGTACTGGTATACAACATGTTTGTAAAATAAAAAGTAAAAGTGAATCTAAGAAAAGTGAAGGAAACAGTTATCAGAAAGAAGCTAACTAAAAATGAAGGGAGAAACAGAATATGCAATTAGTAATAATGAAAAATAAACAAGTGGTAACAAGTAGTTTACAAGTTGCTGAAACATTTAGAAAACAGCATAAACATGTTTTAGAAGCCATTGATGAATTAAAGCAAGGGCTAGCCGAAAATTCGGCAGACTTATTTTATGAAGATATATATGTTCACCCGCAAAACAAACAATCTTATCGCCAAGTTATCATGAATCGCGACGGCTTCACTTTATTAGCAATGGGGTTCACTGGTCAAAAGGCATTGCAGTTCAAACTGAAATATATTGAGGCTTTTAATCAAATGGAAAAAGAAATTCAACAGCCCAAACTACCAACTTCCAAAAGAGAACTAGCAATGCTTGCTTTATCAGCAAATGAAGAAACAAATGAGCGTGTAGATAATATTGATAAACGATTAGTAGATATCGAAGAAAATAAACTGATTAGCACTGAAGATAAAGGGACGATCGATAGCAGAGTTAGAAAGAAAGTGTACTACTTATGCAAAGAACAACGCTTAAGTCAAGAAGCAAAATCAATGCTCTTTCAAGATTTGGGATCTAGCATAAAACGACTGTTTAATGTTCCTAATAGAGGTCGCATTAAGGATAAGGATTTCCAACGTGTTCTTGAATTTATTGATAACTGGCAGCCGTCATCTGTTACTAAAGAACAGATTAAGCAGCTTGAATTAGAAATGTTCTAGGAGGTAAATAATATGAGAAAAATTTATAACTTAAGAAGAATTGCAGTACTGCTTATTGTTTTCGGATTGGGTCTGCTAGTGGGTGGAAACTTTAATCCAATCATCCAAAATGTGTATATTGGATTGTTCATTATTTGGACATTATTTTATGACTTAGCTCTTGAAGATAGAGAGGTAAATAAATGACAAGGAAAGAAAAACTACAGCAAACGAAAAAACTTGCTGATTTATGGTACCAGCAACAAAAAAATCAAATATACATTATGCAACAAAAAGAGAGAAGGGAATTTAGATGTTTAAAGCAGTAGGAAAAGATAGTTTGAAAATTTACGTGGTTGAGGATACGAAAGCCCTGGTATTTCAAAAGCTTAAAGAAAAATATCCAGACACTGCGATAAATAAGGCAGTATTTCCAGAAGCGTTATTTATCCAAGAAACAAAAAAGTGACTTCCGCCAGCAAGCAAAAAGTCACAAACAAAATTAATTGATAGGAGAATTATAGCATGAGAGTGGAAGTGGATTCAATGCAAAGAATTGTCTTAATTGATAATCATTCACCTTATGGATCACTGATTTTTGAAAAGGATGCTATTAATAATCATGTTGCTGTTTACCAAGATAGCGAAGATGAAGAAGTTAGAACAGTATTCGAGAGTTTAGATGAAAGTGCTTATTTTAATCAAGTTGAATTAATCGAAGGACTTCAAAAAGTTATTTCATTACTGAAAGAAGGGGAATAAATGAACGAGAACAGCGAAAATTTAAAAGAATTGTTTGATGGGATGTATAAGCTAAAAAGCAAATTAATTCAACCAAGATTTGACGCAGAAGTTGCCTATACAACGAAAAAAGGTCCAATGAATTTCCAATATGCAACTCTAAAAGCGATTGAAGAAGCAATTAGAAAAGCTGCACAAGAATCCGAAAGCGGAATTGATTTTCAACAAAATGTCGTCAATGAGAATAATGCGTTAAAAGTCACAACAATTATTACTCATGTTAGCGGTCAATATATCATTCATGGACCTTTTGAATTTCCAAACAGTGGCACCAATCCGCAAGGGCTAGGAAGCTTAACAACTTATGCAAGACGTTACTCTTTGTCTGCTGCTTTTGGAATTGCTGCAGATAAAGACGATGATGGCCAAACAGCAGCTGAAAAGAACAGCGATACTTCAAAAGTTGATTTGATTAGCGGTAAACAGTTAGCTACGTTAAACGATCATATCCGACAACTTTCTGAGTTATCGAATTCTGAACTTGACTATGTGCGGAATGAACTAAGTAAAGAATTGAATGTAGATGTCAATGAAAATATGCCAGCTAGCATGTTCAAGAAAGCTATGGAAGTTCTGAAGCAATGGATACAACAATTCCAACCACAACCAGAAGAAAACATTACATGGGGGCAAAACTAATGACAAACGAATTAACAACAGAATTGCAGTTTAGTGTTGATTTTAAAGCCAGTGAAATTACCATTCAAAACGAAGTGCAGCTAGCTTCGATTGTCGACAGTGCTGTTGAACATTATTCAACAATGATTTTTACAGATGAGAATATTCCCGACGCAAAAAAAGCTAGAGCAGATTTGAAAAAAGTATCTGATTTACTAGAAAACCAACGAAAAAATATAAAAAAAGAATACAGTGAACCTTTAAAAAAATTCGAGGACAAAATAAAAAAATATACTGGAAAAATCAATCTAGTGCGCTCAAGCATCGATGAAAATATTAAGTCTTATGAAGAAACCGAACGCAATAAACGAAACGAAAAGCTTCAAGAAGTAATTGCTGAAATGTCTGAAAATTATGGTGTTGATATCAATGAATTTGAAATTTCGGATTCATGGTTAAATAAAACATCTTTCACTGCTAAAGGTGAATTAACCAAAAAAACTATTGAAGAGATCGCAACAGTAATGTATTCAGTAGCAAAGGAAAAAGAGCGTATCAAAAACGATAAGCTCATTGTTGAAAATTATGCTAAGGCAGTTGGTCTTGACTCGTTTTCTTGGGTCGCATTAATCGATAAAGGGTCTACTGCACCAGAACTGATAAAAGAAATCGATTCAGCCGTTGCTTTAAAAAAAGAACAAGAAGAACGTGAAAGAGCAAAAAGAGAACACGACGAAGCCATGGCTGCTTTGAAAACTGAAACAATCAACAATAAAACGGTTGACACTGCGACAGGTGAAATCATCACGGAAAAAGCGCCAAAAACCAGCAAAAAACAACAAGAGAAAACAGTTACGTTAAGACTAACAGCAGAGCATCAAAAGTTAGTTGCTCTAAACAATTTTATTATTAATAACGGGATTCAAGTGGAAGTGATTGAATGAACCTGAACAATGTTTATTCTGCTGTTATTAAGAGTTTGAAAAACAACTCAATAACAGCAGTAATAAACGAAGCAATAAATATTGAACGATTAAAAACCATGTATTTTGATTATACAGGGCCAAGAGAAGTTGAAATAAGATTTATTGATCCGAGAAAATTTAGTGTTGCCCAACGTCGATTTATCTTTGCAATGCTAGAGGATATATTCTCTTTCACAGGGCAAGAAACGGAAGTGTTAAAGGAAATATTCTATCTCAGGTTTGAAGCGTTACAAGGCTATGAAATTAGCCTCAGAAACGACTCAACGAACACAATGGACGATGCAACCATTTTAGCGAACATTATCTTGAATTTCATCTTTGAAAATAATATTCCATTTCGCAATGGGTACGATATTTTACCTGCTAATCAGGAATATTACTTTTACAAATGCATCACTAACAGAGTTTGTTGCATATGTGGCAAAACTGGTGCAGACATTGACCATTTCGATAAAGCTCTAGGTCGGCGGAAAAGAAAAAGTGTGGACCACACAGAATACACTTACGCTGGTTTGTGCCGATGCCATCACACAGAAAAACACAACATTGGTATTACAGCATTTAAGAAAAAATATCATGTTAAAGGAATTAAATTAAATCAAGATACAATCAAGAAATTACACATTGGAGGGTAAACATGGCAGACAATAAAAAATATTACTATCTCAAACTCAAAGATAATTTTTTCGATAGTGATGAAATGATTGTGCTAGAAAGTATGCCCGATGGTTATATCTATTCCAATATCTTATTAAAACTTTATTTAAGAAGTTTGAAATATGAAGGGCGCCTAATGTTTAACGAAAGGATACCATTCAACTCAACAATGCTATCACAAGTGACGAGGCATAGCGTTGGAGATGTCGAAAAAGCAATACAGGTTTTTAGAGATTTAGAGCTCATTGAGGTTTTAGATAATGGAGCAATTTATATGTTAGATATCCAAAATTTTATTGGAAAATCTTCAACAGAAGCAGATAGAAAAAGGGATTATAGACAACAAATCAAGAAAGAAAAAGACAGTCTGTTGCTTAATGATGTGACAAATGTAACTACAAACGTCCGGACAAATGTCCAAAAAAAGGGTAACAAATGTCCGGACAAATCTACACCAGAGATAGAGATAGAGTTAGAGAAAGAGTTAGAGATAGAAAAAGAAGATTCAAAACCTTCTCGTAAATATTCTAACGAACATTTACGCCTTGCTGAAAAGTTGAAAAATAATTTAATCAATGATTTTCCAAGTGAAATGAAAAGAGCCAATATTGAAAAGTGGGCTGATACGTTCAGGTTAATCGAAGAACGAGATCAACAGACTATTGCAGCAATTGACTATGTTCTTGATTGGTTACCGACAAATTCATTCTGGTTTGGAAACATTAGAAGTGCTTCTAAGCTAAGAACGCAGTTTGAAAAACTAAAATTTGAAATCAAAAATGAAAAGGAACGTGGCCAACAAAGAGCGACTTACCAGCGTCAAAATGTGAGGGTTGAAAATTTACCAGAGTGGGCAAAAGAACCCAAAGAAAATACTGAAAAAAAGCTTTCGCCTGATGAGCAAGCAGAATTAGACAGACAAATCAAAGAATTCCTGGAGGGGAAATAAATGAACGACAATAAATTATCAAAACATTTAAAACGAGCCGTATCTAAGTTTGAATCAAGACCGATTTTAAGATGTGTCCATTATGATGCAAATGGAAGCATAGCTGCAACAGACTCTCATAGATTATTGCTAATCGAGAACTTCCACAATCACAATAAAGAAATTAACCAAGATATCAGAACAATGGAAATACTCGACGCACCATATCCTGAGCTTGGCCATCTTATACCGAATAAGGCAAAATCAAAAATAAAAATAACAATAAGTTTGTCAGTTTTATTAAGAGCAGCAAAGGCATTAAACACAAGTACAGATGAAATAATCGTGATGAAAATTGAACAAGGTAAAATTACTTTTACAAACTTACACGACGAAAAAATATATGGTTCACCAGTGAAAATTGAAGTGAATGCACAAGTTGTTGGTGAATCAATGAAGTTAGGTGTTAATTCACGATATATCATTGATGCCTGTGAATTTCTATTAGATGCAAAAGAGAGGTATGCCGTTGATGATACTGTAATTCATCTTTATTCAGAAAATAAACCATTTACGCTTGAAATCAAAGAAGGTAAGTATCTTTATCTGGTAACTCCAGTGAGACTGAATCTGCCTGACGGAGGTAAATAGATGACTGATGTAAAAGAAAAAGCACTAGTTATTATGCTTAAAGAAATGGAAAAAGAGCACACAAAAGCTGAAGATAAAATTCATAATTGGTTATGCGATCAAGAAGATGAAGAACTATTTAAAGGGGTTCTGAAACAAGGTAAATCAATCAGCAATGCTCTAAATTATTGTGGACATAAAGCTCGAGAAATGGCTATGAAAGGGGTAGCTATTGTAGACGATTTAGAAGTTTTTGATTGGGTAAAAGAATATTACCTATCAGATGAAACAAACGTCAAACAAGAAACGTCACAAGTTGCAACATCAATTAAATCTAAAAATAAACCTGTCAAAGATAAGAAAAAGTCTAAAGAAAAACCAAAAGCCAATAAACCAAAAATCAACGAAGGATTGCAATTAGATTTGCTTGATTTTCTATGAAAAAGAATGCTGATTGGTACGTTGAGAAGAAATTAATTCCTCCCAAAAGTTTTTTTAACTGGTGTGAATCACAAATACCTATTTATAAGTGGTCTAACAAAAATGAAGTAATCGTATCTTCTGACAGAAAATTTGGACATGTTATAGAAAAAAGATTAACAAAAAATTCAAGATTAACTTTTGCAGATAAGTTTTATTCATTCGCAATAGTACTTGTTACTTCTAAACGAATTGAGGTTCAGTCTTATGGCTATTGGGTAGATATTATTGACGGTAAAGAAAGCCTAGAGAGTGCATTAGTGAATTTTGAAATTTTCGATAATGATGAATGTGTAAAGGTAACAAAATGGGGTAAAGGATATGTTTTTGGACTTACTCCAAATTATGGAGGAATGAGTACACCTTATCATGGAACAATTTTCTATAAAAATAATTGGGAGACAAAAGTAAAAAAGATTTCGCCATTAAAATATTTAAAGTTTAAGTATGATGACATTCAAATTTATGAATTAAGAAACTGGTATCAATATCGCTTTGAAATTGAATTTTTGCAGAAAATAAATGCAAAAAAACTAGCAGATGAAGTGATGTATCCGAAGTATTCATATCAGAATGGAACATATAGAAAAGGTGTAGATATGCGGACCTTGAATAAGAAATGGCTGAAAGAAAATAAACAATTTTTCAAAAATTCTAACCGAGATTTTTATGAATTCGAATTAGAAAAACGGATAAAAAAACGCAATGGAAAGGTCGTACCTGGTATTGAAAAGTTCTTAGATTATCATGCCATTAACAAAATTCCGAAAGGTATAGGAATGGTTAAATTTCAGAATTGGGTTATTAAAAATAAAATCAATATGCTTTACTACTTCGACTATCTGAATATGTTAAAAGATTTAAATACTGATCCTACAGGTGATGCTAATTTAATTATTCCTAAGGATTTAAAAAAAGCACATGATAATGCTGTGGAATTGCTGAACCAATTAAGAATTGAACAAAAAAGAAAAGAAAATGAAAAATTACAGCAAGAGTACGAGGAAACGTTGGCCAAACGCTTAAAACTAGAAAGAGTCGTTGGTAATTATGAATTCAAAATACCTCGAGACATTATCGAAATAATCCAAGAAGGTAAAGCATTACATCATTGTGTAGGTGGTAGCCAATACATTGAACGTCACAGTAAGGGGCAAACAACTATTGTATTTGTTCGTAAGAAGAACGACACAGAAACGCCGTTTTACACCTTGGAATATCAAAAAGGGCATATTGTTCAATTGAGAGGTAAACGTAATCAGAGACCCTCTCACGAGGTAGAAACAGCTAGTGAGAAATGGATTGAATTAATAAAAAAAGAGGTGATATAAAAATGCCTTACGTTGTAAAAGTAACTGCATATTTGGACCAACACGGGAATCCTGTATCAAATCTAAAAGATGCTAAATTTTTTGAAAAAAAGGAGATTGCGGAAAGTGCTGCATTTGTAACAGATGGAATTATTAAAGAGGTTAGCAAAGTAATAGTTATGCCTAAAAAAAATAAAATTTTGAAAACAAAAACTGAACCAATTAAGAAAGAAAAAAGCACTAAAAGCAATCAAGTTTGGATGAAAGTGAGTGAAGAAGATGATTCCAAATTTTAGAGCTCATATCCGTTTTAAGCATCCATTATAGGGGATTGTTCAGAAAGTCCATGACAACTCGATACTCGGTAAAATAACTGTTGTTCATCGGGAATACAAGGAAAATATAAGCGATAGTAACAATCAAATGATTATCAGTAAAAAATATGTACTGAACCAAATTAAGACTAAAAAAGTAGAGGAGTTTTTGAACATGAGAAAAAATTACAGATTGATTTACAAACAGTGTTTCATGGGTGAAGAATTGCAGGACACAATTATGGAATACAACAAGACAATTGCTGAGATGGAGCAATCAGTAAATGACTTGTACAGCGATCCTCATGTGTTTAGTGTTCGCTATGAAGAGGTGCAAAATGATTCCAAAGTTTAGAGCGTGGGATACCTACGAGAAAGAAATGCTAGAAAACGTTACACCTTTGTTTGATGACTCGAATAGCATGATGGCCATAATTACGGATTTTCAGATTAAAGGCAGTCCTGGTACGTCTGAAATAGAGATAGTAAGTTATGATACAACTTTTAATTGGGATGAATTTCCTTATATCCTCATGCAATCAACAGGCTTAAAAGATAAGAACGGCGTTGAAAGTTGGGAAGGAAACTACCTAATCAAAGAAGGTTGTTGGCCATTCTTTATCAAACGGATTGAGAATGAAGGATGTCTAATGGCTGTGCCAGTAAATAGTGTCCAAAGAATAAATTGGAATCCTGTGCCTGTTAAAAAATTACTTGAAATGGATTATGCAAACGATGGCAACATATACGAAAATCCAGAGCTATTGGAGGTCGCAGAATGAGTAAGAAAGCCGTTTGGTTATCAGATATTGAATTCATTGAGATGCATAGTAGCGATTGGGAAAGATTGGAAAGTGAAGCATTTGAACCAGATGAAAGTGCGCAGGCGCAGCTCAACGAAAATCAGCAGATTGTGCTAGATTGGTTGAAAGAATCATGCAAATTAAATGGATTACGTGAAGTTATTGAAATCATGGGATTTTTGCCAACTACTGGTGGAAAAATGAAGTATAAGCAAATAGCTTATGCATATGCTGATTTAAATGAGGTTGAATTAGCGCAAGTTATCCAAGCATTTAGCCAGTGGGCTATTGAACGGGAGGAAGGATAATGGGAGAAATTGCAGAAATGATGTTGGAAGGTGTCTTATGTGCAAGTTGTGGTGTATTCCTTGATGTATATGGGAATGGCTATCCTGAATATTGCGAGGATTGCCAAGAGCAAATAATCGAGGAGGAACGATGATAAAAAAAAGTGGTCTCAAAATCGGAGAAATTGAGTTCTCTGAAGTTCACTCAGGTGGTGAATCAAGCATTTTTTTCAGTATTTTAGATGGAGAGTTAGCGATATGTACAACGAATTCAGCAGATGAAAGTCAACACGATTTTACCATTCCTAAAAATGAGTGGGAAATTATTAAGAGAGTTATTGATATAAATTTGGCGTAGGAGGAACAGCGATGAATAAACAAGAATTGATCGATAAATTAGAAGGTTTAAAATTTGACTGTCCAGAAAGCGCCTCTTCACGAAATCATTGCTATAACGAAGCGATTAATGCATCTATTTCATTAGCAAAACAACTAGACGAACCGAAAAAAGTAGTTGTACCAGAGTATGTTGATCAGTGGCTAAATTACTGCATCGGAGCAGAGATGACATTGATTGAAGCTTTAGAACCAAATAAAAACAAACTTGGTGTGGAAGTATATACATTTGCTAAGAAAACATCTGATTGGCTTTTAGACAGCATGAACCAACAAATTTTTGCAAAGATTTGGGCAGGAGACAGCTATGAAGTTAAAGGCGCAATGATCCATGAGTTAAAAATTAAACCAGAATATTTCAAAGCTGTTGAATCAGGTATGAAAAAGTTTGAAATTCGCAAAAACGATAGAGACTATAACCTTCATGACTTGCTAATCCTTCGAGAATATAAAAATGGAAAATTTACTGGAAATAAGTGTTCAGTGATAGTGACTTACATCACTGATTATGCACAAAAAGATGATTTTGTCGTTTTAGGTATTGAATTGTTTGAGGGTGATTAGATGAACAGGATATTTAGAGTTAAAGGAAATAGCCGTTTTGATCATAATTTTGAAATTGGACAACTAGTAGAATTGGTCCGACTATACCCAGACGGTGTTTGTGAAGTTAGAGGAAAGCACTTCATGTCAGAAATTAACCAAGATGTACATCCTTGCGACCTAGAAGAGGTTTTTGGGGAGGAGAAGTAAAAATGTTAAGTTATCCAGAATTATATATACTGGGCCGTCAAGTAGATGGCGTGTATGTTGAATATTCAGAGCCATATCTTTCAAAAAAAGAAGCTGAATTTGATAAGCATCACTATGAAATTGGCCAATCAATGTCACATGATGCTGGCTCTTGGAAAATTTTAAAGTATGGCAGACCAATTACACTGGAGGTGCAACATGGGTAAGAAAAAATCAAAAATTAAAAAGAAAAAGCGTCGCTTGCAAGAAAAGGCAATTGCAAACGGCACTCAAAATTCTAAAAAATAAAAAAAGTCGGAATCGCTCCGACCAACCACATTGATATTATAACATAAAAGGAGCGATTTAACTTGATTCAATTGTTAAAAGAAGTTGATTTCAGTCAGACTAGAGCCAATGCGAGAGCCGTGTTGAAAAATTTTAGACGTTTGGACCGAATAGCTGGTCGTTCCTTAGTAGATGTTCGGTCGCCAATAATTACAGACATGCCCAAAGGTATAAAGCATGGTAACAAAGCAGAAGATGCGTTGATCCAGATGCTCGATGTCGAAGCAGAGCGTGATGCAATCCTAACGGCTTTGATGTCCTTAAGCATAATAAGTCGTCAAATTCTTCACTACAGTTTCTGTGTGCAGGACCATTACTCTAATTACAAGATAGCTAGGGAAGTTGGATATTCTGAAAGAAGTATTCAAAGAATGAAATCAGAAGCTTTGATTGAATTCGCGGAAGCTTACCGAAATGGCAAAATAATTGCATATAAATAAAATTTTTGGCGGTTTTTTGGCGGAAAGTTGGCGGTTTTTATCAATATTTAGATGTTATTATGGTAGTGTCGAAAGATAAGGAAACGAGGTAAGGCATGCATTACCTATCTTAGCTCCGTTTCACTTATCTTTTGAGGCTACCTATAAAAATAAAGAATAAGGATGTGGAAAGTCCAGTTCTTTCTGTCTCGTTTAGTCGTAGGTAGCAAAATATTGCAATACACTTGGCATGAAGCTTACACGTAGACGTACGCCGAAAGCAATTGTCAAGATAGCGCTATGTTAGTTGCGATGTTCACTCACAAATCAGACGTTCTCAAACTAAAAGAAATGGGGTGTAATTCCTCTCTCTTTTTTCTACAGGTTTGTGAGTGTTGATGGGGCATAGCTTAACTGGTAGAGCAGCGGTCTCCAAAACCGTCAGTATAGGTTCGAGTCCTATTGTTCCAGTAGGTAGCATAGCTACTTAAATAAAAAATCGTCAATCATTCAAATGTAACTACCTTTACGGTCGAATGATGGCTAAGATTTTCCCTCCTATCCTAGACTGCACTTTCACCGTGCAGTCTTTTTTGTACATAAAAAAGCCACTAGATTATGGGATCTAGTGGCTAGGTAGCATTCGTGCACAATATTTTTTGATTGCTATTTACAAAAAGGAGTTGCTACCTATGAATAGTATATCAAGAAGTGATTTATTGAATCAAGTACATAAAAATAATTAGGAGAGAGAACATGAAAAACTATTGGTATGTATCGTTAACACATAGATATCCACAGCCGAACCGCTCAACTGATTCAATGCGCGTTGTTATGTCTGTACAGATAAAGAAGAACGCTTCAATTATTGAAATGACGAGAGAAGCCACGCCAAAGGAAATTGATGCGTGTAAGCTAGTTTATTGTGGTCATGGCTATTTTGATGAGAAGAACATTCAAGAAAATATCAAGCGAAACATGAGGGATTAGAAATGAAATTTAAAAAGATGAAGTTATCAGAACTACATCCTGCCGAATACAACCCTAGAGTTGAATTAAAGCCAGGTATGGCAGAATATGAAAAACTTAAACAATCAATTTTAGAATTTGGCTTTGTTGACCCTCCCATTTTTAATAAAAATACAGGAAACTTGGTTGGTGGACATCAACGCGTTACTGTTGCAAAAGAATTGGGCCTATTTGATGAGATAGAGGTTTCTGTGGTTGATTTACCATTGGATAAAGAAAAAGCTCTAAACATAGCTTTAAATAAGATTTCTGGAAATTGGGATGAAGATAAACTAACAGAATTGCTTAATGAACTAACTGCAGATAATTTGGAGTTAACAGGGTTTGACAACGAAGAATTAGAAAATTTAATTGAAAGTACTGACATACCAAATTTTGAACCAGGTAGTATTGATGACCAAGGAGACTTGACGAAACTTGAACCGAAATTTGTTAAATGCCCTTGTTGTGGAGAGGAGTTCGATTTAAGAGATGTTGAAAGTTGATTGGGCCACTCATGAAGCTACAAAGTATGCTTGCACGCACTTTCATTACAGCAAAAGTGTGCCTGTTGGAAAGCTCATTAAAATAGGAGCATGGGAAGATGGCCAATTTATAGGAGTAGTAATTTTTAGTAGAGGTGCAAATAAATGCATAGGAAGCCCATATGGATTGAAACAAACAGAATGCTGTGAACTAACTAGGGTTGCTTTAACCAATCACAAATCGTTTGTATCAGAAATTTTGGCCAAAGCAATTAAGTTCCTAAAAGAATTTAATCCAAGCATGCAATTAATAGTAAGCTATGCAGATACGGACCAAAACCATCATGGAGGTATCTATCAAGCAACAAACTGGATATATACTGGAAAGACAGATGGGGAACGCTATTTCATTGTTAATGGAAAAAAGACACATCCTAAGTCTATCCATGCTAAGTATGGGACAGGATCTCAAAGGTTAGAATTTTTGCATAAACATGTTGATCCAAAAGCTTCCATTTATGAATCAAAAGGTAAACATAAGTATTTAATGCCACTAAATAAAAAGATACGTAAAAAAATCATTAAATTATCAAAACCTTATCCAAAAGCTAAATAAAAAGAGACAAGTGCGCTAACACTTGCCTCAATTCAACGAGATACGAATACCCCGAAGACACAGAGAATTCCCACGCGTGGATTTTCGACACCCTCCGTGTCTTTTAGCATTATATACTAGTGCGAGGTATTCTACAATGGATAATAAAAAAAATAGTTTAGATTATGAACTCGAAAAAGCGATTGAAAAAGCGGAGTCAATTGATGAATACAAGAAAATTATTCGTATTGCCTTAGGTAAATGGCTTAAAAATCTTCAAACAGGCCAAATTAAATTAGACAAAATTTCCGATTTAAAGATATTAATTGAAGCGGATTTGATGTTGAAAGATATTGAAGATTAAGAGATAATCAATACAAAAAGGAGGTCATTAGTTTGAATGATGATAGTTTAACTATTGCTGAATTTGAGAAAACTTTACAAGCTGTTTATGAAAAAATACCTGAGAATGACGAATTAAAATTTTTAGTATCATCTAACATTGGCTTTGAGATTTTAAATTTAAAATTATCTATCAATATTTTATTAGATAGAAATCATCACACGGGTATTTTGCCCCTTCTGAGAGTCATGATGGAGAATAGTATATATTTGAAATATATATTGAAAGAAGATTCATCCAAAAGAAGTAGAGCTTACCAACTTGGTGTCTATAGAGATATAAAAAAACAATATGAGGCACAAAAAAGAAATAAAAAATTACAAAAAATGCGTGAACAAGATAAAAGTTTAAATAAACAAATCGTTTTATATGAACAAAATAGTTCTGAAATTATGAAATATATAGAAGAACTTGATTTGCTCTATGGGCATAAATTAGCACCTTGGTATAATGATGATAGAAAGACAACTGGAATATATAAGCTATTTGAGCGTATGGATAAATCAGATTGGTATGATAGTGTATATAGATATTTATGTATGGAATCTCATGGTAATATAGGATTAAACCATATTAAGAGGTCAGAAAATGGTATTACAAGATTAAACCCAACCACATGGGATGAAGACAAAATTAGTAATATATCCTGCAGTATTCTTAATGAAACGAAAAAAGAATTAGCAAAACTAATTAATTAGAAAAACAAAACTCAACCATTTATATGAAAAGCGAGGTGGTGTTAATGGATGGCTAGAAAAAGAGATCCACGTCGTGACCAGGCTAAAGAAACTTGGTTAAAGTCAAACGGTAAAAAGGTTCTTAAAGAATTAGCTAATGAACTAAATGTTTCAGATTCCCAAATAAGAAAATGGAAATCTATAGATAAATGGGCTGATGAATTAAAAGGTAATGTTACCAATTCGAAAAGTAACGTTACCAATAAAGGTGGAGCGCCACCAGGAAACAAAAATGCTATAGGTAACAAAGGAAATAAAAGTGCCTCGCCACCAAAAAGAAATAAGAATGCGGTAAAAACAGGTGAATATGAGACAATATTTGCTGGCTTGCTATCAGATGAAGAAAAGGACATCTATTCTAATATGAATGATGATCCTTTTTTTATTTTGGAGGAAGAAATAAGAATCCTAAAGATTCGTCAATATAGAATGCTTAAACGCATCAAAGATGCAGAGGCAGGCTTAAATGATGAAGAAGTTGAACGTTTGCAGCAGCTTCGGAAAGTTAAAGAGCCATCGGTAATCGATGGGAAAGTGGTTACTGTCAAAAGAGAAGTTTTGAAAGATGTACAAATAACTCGTAAGACATTTAGAAAGTTAGATGACATCTTAGCGATTGAAGATGCTTTAACACGAATTAGCAATCAGTTAACTAAAGCAATAAAACAACAGGAAGAACTAGTTACTAGAGGCATTAAATTACAATTGTTAAATGCGCAAACAGAAAAAGCAGAAGCTGATGCAAAAATCGCATCTAATAATGCTGATAAGTTAACAGCTGGTGGAAGAGCTAACGAATTGTTAGAAGCTTTACTCAACGTTAAATCACGAGGTGTGAGCGATGGTAATTAATTTTAGTGATAAGCAAGTGGCGAACATTAATTTCAACACAAGCAAAGTGACCTTTGAATTAAACGAAGGCACTCCTCGTAGTGGAAAAACCACCAGTGATATATTTAAAATGGCAGACTTCTATTTACGCTCACCAGACCAGAACCATCTTGTGACTGCTTATAATCAAGAACAAGCTTTCCGAATGTTTATGGACGGTGACGGTTTAGGATTAATGCATATATTTGATGGCGTTTCAGATATTCGACATGATGAACATGGGGACCATTTGCTTTTATATGCACCTAACGGAGAAAAAAAGATTTATTACAAAGGCGGAGGTAAAATCAATTCGGTTGGTGCTATTACGGGCATGTCGTTAGGTTCAGTTACTTTCTTAGAATTTAACTTGCTGCATAAAGATTTTATTAATGAGTGCTTTAGACGTACTTTTGCTGCAGAATGGCGCTATCATTTAGGTGAACAGAATCCGCCAGCACCGAATCACCCTAATTTAGAATTGTTAGAACGTTTTGAGAAATCAGGACGTTTTTTATTTCGTCACTGGACACCAGATGATAATCCAATCTTAAGTGAATCAAGAAAGCAGCAGTTATACGATGAGTTATCAAGTAGCGAATATCTTTTAGAACGTGACTGGTATGGTCATAGAGTGCTACCACAAGGTGTTATTTACTCAATGTTCGGTAAGAACAACAAAGCAACCGAAATAAAAGGAAACATCATTGAAACGTTTTTTACTGCTGATGGTGGCCAAGCTGATGCAACTACCTGTGCATTTTGGGTTGTCACCTTCTATGATGGAAAATTTTATCTGTATCGTTTAGCAAACTACTATCATAGCGGAACGGATACGGGAGAAACAAAAGCGATGTCAATTTATGCAAAAGAGATTAAACAATTTGTTGAGTGGTGTTATACAAAATGGAACCATTTGCCACACTGGAATTATTTCTTTGTCGATCCTGCCTGTAAAACGTTACGTTCTGAGCTTGACTTAATAGGGATTATTACCGATAAAGCTGATAACAATAGGAAAGATAAAGTTTCAAGTAATGGTTTAAAAATAGAAGTCGGTATACAACGACTACAAAATACTATGACAAGTGGCCAATTTATAGTTTTAGAATGTGGAGAAGAATTTGACCACTATAATTTTGAAAAAGAAATCTCTATGTATGTGAGAAATGATAATGGATTGCCCGTAGATAAATATAATCATGCACTTGATGAAGCAAGGTATGGTAATAATTACTTTTATAAAACCTATATCGCCTAGAAAAGAGGTGTTTACATGTTTGACAAATTAAAAGCGATATTCAGGATTGGAGGTGCAAAAATAGGTATGGTAGAAACACTTAATAGAATTACAGATCATCCAAAAATCGGAGTAAATACTGCTGAAATCGATAGAATAATGGACAACAAACGCATATATAAAAATAAGTTTCCCGATGTGAGCTACGTTAATAGTGATGGTATGCGTATGCACAGGGCTTTTCATTCATTAAATGTATCAAAAGTAGTTTCTCGCAAATTAGCTAAGCTAGTCTTTAATGACGGGTGTGCGATAAGCATTGATGATGATGAAGCGGACCAGTTTTTACAATCAGTTTTTAACGATAATAAGTTTCGTAAGAACTTTGGTGAAGAGCTGGAAGCAGGATATGCAATAGGAGGGCTTGTCCTACGTCCCTATGTAGACACAAAGACAAACAAAATAAAAATATCCTTTTGCCGAGCTGATACTTTTTACCCTTTACAGTCCAACACTAATGATATATCTGAAGCAGCCATTGCTACGATTACACAACAAACTGAAGGTAAGAAAAATGTTTATTACACACTTTTAGAATTTCATGAGTGGGAAAATAGCACTTACTATATCAGAAACGAATTGTATCGTTCAGAAGAACAATCTCAAACAGGTGTTAGGGTACCATTACCGACATTAGACAAGTACAAGGAACTAAAAGAGGAGACTGCTTTAGTCGGATTTACTCGACCATTATTTGTCTATATAAAACTAGCTGGAAAAAACAACATAGATATCGATAGTCCATTGAGTTTAGGTATTATTGACAACGCGAAGCGCCAATTGATTGATATTAACGAAAAATACGATGAATTTATGAATGAAATTGAAGAAGCGAGAAGAAAAATATTAGCTTCAGATCATTTCTTCAAAGTTAGATATGATGAAAAAGGGAATCCTATAAAACGATTTGACAGTAAGACATCTGTATATCAACGGTTGAAATCAGACGAGCCTTTTATTAGTGAATTTGTTCCTACGTTACGGTCACAGGAATTTATTGAGACAATTAATTTTATTTTACGCATTGTTGAATTACAAACCGGTTTTTCAAGTGGAACATTTAGCTTTGATGGACAATCAGTCAAAACAGCTACGGAAATCATCAGCGAAAATTCTGAGACTTTTTCTACCCGTTCAGATAATGTCTTAATTGTGGAAGAAGCATTAAAAGAATTAATTACAACTATATTCGAATTGGCCGCAGCATTTAATCTATTCAAATATTCAAAAGAACTAGGCATTAATATAGATTTTGATGATGGTGTTTTTCAATCTCAAGATGCCAAAGCTGATTATTACTCTAAATTAGTTACAGCTGGTCTTTCATCAAAACTAAGCGCTATTCAGAAATTAACTGGTGTGACTGAAAAAGAGGCCAAAAAAATAGTTTACGAGATTAGAGCAGAAACGTTAGAAATGGACTATCCAGAACAAGAAAGAATATCGGCGGAAAATGAACTAGGAGATGAGGAATAATGATTACACCTCATCAATTAGATTTATGGTCCTCTAACATGTCACACCTCTATCAATCATTAGAGGGTGAATTAATACGAATCATTGCTAAGCGTTTAAAAAATGGCAACGGTGATATATTAGACTGGCAAAGGGAAAAGATACAGGAACTGCATTTATTTAACAAAGAAACAGCGAAAGTTATTTCTCAAGTAACGGGAATTGCTGAATCCGAAATAGAGCGAATGTTTGAAAGTACCGGGCAAAAGATTGTAAAAGACTTGGATAAAGAATTGCCGTATGACCCAAAGCCTATGCCAACAGATTTAGACAATATCATGAGAGCCTATCATGACCAAGTTTGGTCTGATATTAACAACTATGTAAACCAAACGTTGTTATCCACTAACTTTGGTTGTGGAACAGTTACCACTCAAATGTACAATGAAATCATTAATAAGACAGTCGCTGCATTTAACAGCGGCTTATTTACGTTTGAGGAAGCGTTAGAACGTACGTTGCAAGAATGGGCACAAAAAGGGATTAAGTCCACTTTTATAGATAAAGGTGGTCATACATGGAGCTTGGAAAGATACGTTAGAACCGTTTTGAAGTCAACGCTAGGAAATACCTTTAACCAGTTGCGAACAGACCGTATGAGTGAATATGGCATTCATACTGTACTTGTTACTAGCCATATGGGGGCTAGAAAAGCTTGTTCAAAGATTCAAGGCCATGTGGTTGATTTACGTAGAACCGTTCCAAGGGGTAGCGAATATAAAAGTATCTACGATCCTTATTGGCAAGCTGAATATGGAACCGTTGGAGGCCATCTGGGAGTAAACTGCAATCATTTACACATCCCTTTTATTCCGGGCGTTAACACGAACAATCAACCGAAAGTTGATACAAAAGAAAATGAAAAAGTTGCTCAATTGACTAAGCGTCAACGGCAACTGGAACGCCAAATAGTTAAGTTCAAAAAGAATCAAATGGTTTCTGAAGCATTAGGGCAGACTGACAACGCCAAGCAATGGCAACAGAAAGTAAGAGCAAATCAAGCGAAACTACGAGAACTAGTAGATTCTAATGAGTATTTAGGCAGAAATTATGCCCGTGAAAAAGTTTACACCCCAGTTAATACGTTGCTAAAAGATTTTCGTTACGACGATTTTTAGAGAATGGAGAGAAATACAATGAAAATACCAACTAAAATAAAAGTAGGAGCCATAAACTATCAAGTTGAGTTAGTTTCATATCTTCCAACTGAAGACGGAGGCCAAAAGTGGGGCGAATGCGACTATCAAACGTCTGTGATTAAAATATGGGATAAATTGTCTGTTGAGAAACAAGAACAAACATTTATCCATGAATTAACGCATGCTATAGCTCATGAGGCTGGTATAGACAATCAAGACGAAGATATCGTGAATCGATTTGCTTTAGTTGCTTATATGGTTATTCGTGATTTTCCGTTAATTGAAACAGTAACAGAAGAAGTGGGATTTTATGATTTATAAAATAAAAAAAGAGGTGTTTCTATGCTAATAAAATTTATCGCCATTGTGATTGGATTGCCAGTCATTGGTTTATCACTAGCAATCACTATCGCTTTTATTAGATATGGGTTTCGCGTGAATATGGAGACAAAGGAAGATCCTTACGATCGATTAGATGCCGATTACGAAGAATATTTAAAAAGAGAAGAAAACAGGTCTAACTATCGTTAGGCTTTTTATTTTATACCTAGACCTGCTCGGAAGTCTCAAAAAGACGGCTCACAGTGGGAGTTGCCACTCAAAAAACACTTAGGAGGAACAGATTTATGAAAAAAGAGGATTTAATCGCATTAGGCATTGAGGAAGAAACAGCGAAGTCTATCATGGCTTTACATGGTAAGACGGTCACGCAACTAAATGCGCAAGTTGCTACTGCAGAGAGTGAACGTGACAGCGCTAAGCAAGAACTAGAAGCTAACCAAGAAGAATTGACGGCCTTAAAAGAATCAGCACAAGGAAACGATGATTTAACGCAAAAATTAGCTGATTTACAAACAAAGTTTGATGAGGCGAAAAATAATTCTGAAAAACAGTTAGCTGAACAACAAAAAGATTTCGCAATTAAATTAGCATTAAAAGAAGCGAATGCGCTTGATGAAGAAATCTTGCTTGGTCAACTAGATAAAGACACTATTAAAGTTGTCGACGGTAATTTACAAGGTTTTGAAGAACAATTAAAGGGACTACAAGAAAATAAAGCCTTTTTGTTTCAAACCGATAAAGACCCAGCTTCAACGCCGCAAATCGTTAACCCTGGAAATCCTAAAAATGATAAAGGAAACACAGACGTGTTTGCAGCAGCAGTTGAAAAATATATTTAAGAAGGAGAAATAAATTATGTCAATCAAATATTACACTAAACAATATGCAGGTATTTTGCCAGAACTGTTTGCTAAAAAAGCAGTATTTTTACGTGCTTTCGGAGGTACTTTACAGACAAAAGACGGAGTCTCTCAAAACGATACATTTCTAGATTTGAAAGTTACAGATACGGACGTTGTAATTCAAGCATATTCGACAGATGAAAATGTAGGGTTCGGAACAGGGACAGGCAGCTCAAGCCGTTTTGGTAAACGTAAAGAAGTTAAATCAGTCAATAAACAAGTTAAATATGAAGCGCCACTTTCAATTCATGAAGGTGTCGATCAGTTTACTGTAAATGATATTCCTGATGAAGTTGTAGCAGAGCGCTTAGCTTTGCATGCTGTTGCCTGGGCGCAACATGTGGATAACTTGTTAGGTAAAGCATTATCTGACAATGCAAGTGAAGAACTAACCACTACATTAGATGAAGCTGGTATTACAAAACTATTTTCTAATGCTCATAAGAAATTTGTTAATAACAATGTTTCTCAAAACGTTGCATGGGTTGCCTATGTTAATTCAGACGTTTACGACTTATTAATTGATTCAAAACTTGCAACAACTTCTAAAAATTCATCTGCTAATGTTGATGAACAAACTTTATACAAATTTAAAGGGTTTGTTTTAGAAGAGTTACCAGATGAAAAATTTCAACCAAATGAGGTAGCAATTTTTTCAGCTGATAACGTAGGTGTAGCTGGCGTAGGTATTCAAGTGGCACGTGCTATGGATTCAGAAGATTTCGCAGGCACAGCGTTACAAGCCGCAGGTAAGTATGGTAAATATATCCCTGAAAAAAATGCTAAAGCGATTATTAAAGGTGTTGCCCCAAAAGGGTAGCCCCGAAAGTTGGTAAACTAACGCCAACAACAAGCGGGGTAGTTATTGAAATGGAAGAAGGAGCTTAGTCTCCTTCTTTTTTAGGAGGAATCTAAGATGTCCTATATTGATTTTGAAGAGTTTAAAGAGCTTACAGGCGCCACAGATGAATATAAAGATAACTTTGACAAATATTTAGTAAAAGCCACCGCAGCGATTGATAATGTAACGAATTACTTTTATCAGTTCAATGATATAACGAAAGATTCTAGGCAATTTAGAGTGAAACAGTTTAAACTCGCTCTGTGTGCGCAAATAATGTATTTTGTCGATGTTGGTGCGGATACGTATGAAAGTATCAACAATGCCCCTCAAAGCTTTTCAGCAGGCCGTACGAGTATTTCTAATGCCAGTCGCTACAATCCTTCTGGAAATAACGAAAGTAAGTCGTTGACTGCCGAAGACGTTTATTTGTATCTGGAAGGTACAGGTTTGTTATATCGAGGTGTTTCGTCATGCTAATGCCAAAGCCACCCAAAAAGTTCTTAGTTGATTCCTTTGAGTATAAAGAGTACTTAGGGGAGGGCGATTGGAACAAGCCAGTATACAAGGAACCAGTTCTTATTGAGTATTGCCGGATTGACAGAGGAAGCCAATATACCTTTTCATCAAGCGGTAAACAGTTGCTCTATAACGGATTGATTTTCTGTTATCACGGATTGACTATGCCCTTTCCTGAATTCAAAGAACAATCATTGGTTATTTATGATGGTAAGGAACACGTAATCACTAAAATTGATACTGTCATAGAAGCCTATCAAGCAGCCACTATTTATTCTTATGAGATTGAGGTAATCTGATGGGGATTAAGGTAAATTTAAGCGGTGTAAGAACCAAAGTAAGCCCTGAGGCAATGAGACGAGGCAGATATGCGCTGGGTAATCAAGCGATGGCAGATATGAACCAATTTGTACCACGAAAGAATAATATTTTAAGGCAAAGCGTTCATTTATCAAACAATGGTGAAAAGATTATTTACGGCACGAAATACGCGAAACGTCAATTTTATTTGAACGGAAAAAAATATACCACACCAGGTACTGGGCCAAGATGGGATTTAAAAGCAAAAGGCGCTTATCTAAATTCGTGGAAACGGGCTTTTCTGAAAGGAGCGGGTATTAAGTAATGGATTTTCTTGATTGTTTAAATGAAAAGATAAACCAGATTCCTAATTTGCCGTTAAATATTCGGAAAGGATACCTTTCAGCACTAGAAAGCTTAGTGATTTACCCATTACCGGGCGGTAGGGTAGAAACCGAATATTATGACGGAATCAAAGACGAGTTGTTAAACTATGAAATTGCCATGAAATCAAAAGACGGTGGTAAGATAGAGCATACGTTATGGCTGCTATCGGATATATTAGAAAATATTGAAGAACTACCAAGTAAAGATAGCTCTTTTGAGTATAACAATTTAACAATAACGAACAGACCTTTCATCAATGAAGCAGATGAACAAGGTTGGTTCGTTTTTTTATTAGATTTTCAAGCAAAATTAACCACATTCAAGGGGGAAAAATAATGTTATTAAAAATGGATATCCAAATGTTTGCACGTGAAAAAAATGCGAAACGTGAACACTATATCGCTGAATATACACCAGGGAAAGAAACAGCTCCTACGGAAGATACAGAATGGTTGCGACTAGCAAAATATATTTCAACCATTGGTGATGATTCAGACGAAGAAACAGATGATACGGGCTTTTATGATGGCGATGGAACGCCTGAAACGACTGTAGTATCAGTATCTGGTACGTATACACCTGAAGGCATGTACGATGCTGAAGACCCAGCACAACAATTAATTGCTAGTAAAAAATACAAATTAGGTGATGGCCGTAAAATTTGGCATAAAGTCGTACAAACCAATGGTGATGTTTATGTGGGACGTGCAACAGTTACAGGCATTAAGGCAGGTTCTGGTGATGCAACAGCATACGAAGAATTCAGTTGCTCAATCAAATACGATACGTTACCAAAAATCAGCCCAAAAGCATAACCCCAGTAATCGGTAAAATGACTCCGACTAAAACTGGGGTAATCATTGAAATGGAGAAAGGAGAATAAGAATGGCAAGAGAGTATATTGTTTATAAAGGTGAGGAAGTCATTGTTCCGGCTAGTCCAAGCCCTCTAGAAATTACAGGAATTGAGCCAAACACCGACGTTCCAGCAGGAACATACCAAGTAGGTTTTGCAGACGGCGGGGAAAAAGTAAATGTACCGGCATTTAAAACATCGCCAATTGCTGTAACTGGTTTAGAGTTTTCTCCTAAAACATCCACAGCAGATGCGGGTACTGCAGGTAACCGACAAATCACAGCAACTGTTTTGCCTGAAAATGCTACAAATAAAAAAGTAAACTATTCTATTACGCCTGTAACAGAAGGCCTTGCTGTCTCTGAAACAGGTAATATTACTTGGACAGAAACGGTACCAGCTGGTACTTATGTTACCGAAGGCGAAACAGAGGATGGTAAGAAAACAGCACAACATACCTTAACACTTAATAATCAAGCATAAATACGAAAATAAGGGCAGCTATTTGGCTGTCCTTTTTTATGGAGGTAATTAAATGAAAGCATTAGAGATTAACGTAGCACACACGGGTTTTCCGGTTATTATAGCAGGACATGAATTTTTCTTTGATAGTTCACCAGAACATTTAATCGAGGTACAAAAAAACTATGAAGCGTTTGAAAAAGAAGTAGATTCGATTGAAGGACCCAATGAAGACGATGCAGATAGCTTGGACTTAGAGCCGTACAAAGAGTTGTTAGCAAAAGGGTATGACGTCATGTTAGGCGAAGGGACATTCGATACGTTGTATGCGGATATTCCAGACATCAACGCATGGCTAAACGCTTTCTTTGATTTATACAACGGGATTGCCGATCAATTGGACGAATTCAAAGAGGAACAAACTAAAAATTCCCAACGTTTAAAACAGAAGTACTTGAAAAAAGTTAGCAAGAAAGGGTGAGCGCAATGCGGTTAAACGATCCGCTGCCCTCTTTTTTTGAGTTTGAAGAGAAAGAGTATCCTCTAAATCTTGCTTTTGATCGTGTGTTGGATGTTTTCGACGTGCTGTCTGATGACGGGATGAATCTTCCAGACAAGGTAGAGACTTGTATAAAGATTTTAGTTGGTGATGTAGGACTAGATATTATATCTCAGTTTGTGATGTTCAGAGAACTATACGATACCTATCTCGTCTTTGGTAAAAAATCAGAAGTGGTAACCGATGAATTAGGAAATGTTATGCCAATAAAACCAGTCAGTAAAGATATGGACATTGTATTAGATGCAAAATACATTTATGCCTCTTTTCGACAAATAGGTATCAATTTATTTGAGGAACAGGGCCGTTTGTCTTGGGAAGAATTCCAAGTATTGCTAGAAACGTTGCCAGATGACACGCCTATTCAAAAAATTAAAAGTATCCGTAACTGGAAACCGCAAAAAGGAGAAAGTACTGAACACAAGGAACAAATGAGAGAACTTCAAAGGCGTTATGCATTACCAAATTACGTAAGGGAGGAGGAAGAAGATGGCTGATGGAAGTGTAGTAATTGATGTCGATGTGAATGGGAAGGACGTCACAGGGCTAAATAATCAATTAGACCAATTGGAAGGCAAGTCCGCCAAAGCAAGTCGTGGCATTGGAGACATGGTCAAAGCGATGGGGCTCGTTAAGTTGGGCAGTGCAGCATTTGATGTTTTAAAAGGCTCAATTGAAGGAGCAGTTACACGTTTTGACAAGTTGAACCAGTTTCCTAAAGTTTTAACAGCTATGGGAGCTAGTACAGATGATGCTACCCGTGCAACGAATAAGTTGAAAGAAGGAATTGATGGGCTACCAACGAAATTGCAAGATGTGAGTGACACTACGCAACAAATGTATAGTGTTTTTAAAGATGCCGATTTAGCGGCTGACAGTACACTTGCTTTAAACAATGCTTTACTTGCTAGTGGTTCTAGTGGTGAAAAAGCACAACGTGGAACAGAACAATATATGAAAATTCTACGTACTGGTAAAGTTGACCTAGATTCATACACAACTTTACAAGAAACCATGGGTTTTGGCTTAGATAAGTTAGCAGAAAAATTTGGCTTTACAGGCAAATCTGCGCAACAAGATTTGTACAAAGCCTTACAAAGTGGTCAGGTTACCGTTGAACAGTTCAACCAAGGGTTAATTGATATCCAAGATGGCTTAGGCGGAACAAAAGAAGTCGCTCGAAAAACTACAGAAGGTATAGCTACTTCTTTTTCAAACTTGAAAAACTCCATAACTAACGGAATGGCAAATGTGTTAACTAAATTTGATGAGATCGTAACGAAAGTTTCTGGAAAAAGTATTGCGGCTAATTTGAATAGCTTAAAAGGCATTGTAAATAATACGTTTTCAGCGATTACAAAAGCCATGGATGGCTTAATTCCTGTTATTGATTCAATAAAAAAGGCTTTTGCTGATAATCAATCAATAATAAAAATATTTTCTGATACATTCGATCAAGCTTTCAAAATAATAGGATTTATTGTATATGATGTAATAAATATTCTTCAACGATTTTGGGGAGAAATATCGAAAAGTAGTGAAAGTTCAAGTTTAATTGATATCTTATCAAGTGTGTTTACTACCTTGAAAGATGTTGTGTTAGATGTATTAGAAAATATTCAATACTTTTTTGATATTCTGGGTTCTGTTGATGTTCCGGAAAAATTAGGAGCTGCATTTAATAATTTGAAAGATATTTTGTTCGATTCTGTTGAAGCAGTTGCCAATTTCTTTGGTAGTTTTAATCTAGGAGAAACAAGCACTTCTATTACCGAGACTTTAATAGATACTGTTATATTGCTAGTAGATACTTTTTTAAAAGTAACCGAAAAAGCTAAAGATTTTATAAAATGGATTGATAGCGGTTCGACTGCATCAGATGTTTTTAAAGGGATAATAGTAGCCTTAGGTGTCGCTATATCTGGCGTTGTTCTGTATTACAAAGCTTGGCAAACATATATCAATCTAGTAGTTAAAGCACAGAAAGCTTGGAACTTAATTACTAAAATTGGAACAGGAATACAAACGGCGTTTAATGCAGTTATGTCTATTAATCCGATTTTTTTAATAGTAGGAGCCATAGCAGCGCTAATCGCTGGATTAGTTTATTGGATAACCAAAACTAAATCTGGTCAAAAAGCATGGAAGGCCTTTACAGACTGGCTTGTAAAGGCTTGGGAAGGTATGGTCGATTTCTTCAAAGGAGTTTGGGAAGGAATAACAGATATTTTTGATTCTGCAGTTAAAACGGTTAAAGAGCTCTGGAAGGGTACGATGGATTTTTTCAAAAAACTAGGGGAAGATATAACGTCTATCTTTAAATCTAGTATAGAAACAGTGAAAGATTTGTGGAGCGGTGTAACAGAATTTTTCCAAAGTTTATTAGATGGAATTATTTCGGCATTTAATACGTCTGTTGAATTTTTGAAAGGTATTTGGCAGTCTGCAGTTGATGTATTTAACGCTATTTGGGAAACGATAGGGCCAACAGTGATGATTATTGTTGATGGCATTGTAGAACTCTGGAATAATTTCACAGAAACAATTACTGGTATATGGGAAGGAATTAAAACGACTGCGGAAGGCGTTTGGGAATTGATTAAATCTGTAATTATGGGCCCTATACTACTTTTGATTGATTTGATAACTGGTGATTGGGAACAATTAAAGGAAGACTTATCAATGATTTGGGAAAGTATTAAAGAAGCCGGTAGTATGATCTGGGACGGCATACAACAGATAATTGGTTCATATGTTGAAGGCGTAGTCAATTTTGTAAAAACAGTTTGGGAAACTGGAAAAAACTTCTTAAGTGATATATGGGAAGGGATTAGCAATATAGCTTCTACAGTGTGGGATGCAATTACTAGTACAATTTCAAATTTGGCAAAAAGTGCGCTTGATGGTGCTAAGAACGCATGGAGCGGAGCGAAACAGTGGGCATCCGACACCTGGGAAAGTGTTAAGCAAACTTCTGCCGAAACATGGGACGGAATAAAAACTACAGTATCAGAATCTGCAAAGAACGCTCTAGAATGGGCTAAAAGCGCATGGAGTGGAGCGAAACAGTGGGCATCCGATACTTGGGAAGGTGTAAAACAAGCCACTGCAGAAAAATGGGAAAATACTAAATCAACAGTAGCCAATCTTGCAGATGCTACATTAAAAGGAATGCAAAGTGCTTGGAGTACAGCAAAAAGCATTGCATCAGACATATGGGAAGGTGTAAAAGAAACTGTAAAAGCTGCTATGGATTTTGATCTATTTGCGGCTGGTAGAGCAATTATGGAAAGTTTCACTGATGGGCTTACACATGCATGGGAAGCGACGAAAGAGTTTGTCAGTGGTATTGGTGATTGGATACGAGAACATAAAGGTCCTATTAGTTACGATAGAAAACTTCTAATTCCAGCTGGTAAAGCGATTATGGGTGGTTTAAATGAAAGCTTACAAGCGAGTTTTAAATCTGTCCAAAAAACAATTAAGCCTATGGCTAATCAAATTGCGGATACACTCTCATTTGATAATGCTTTTTCAAATTTTAACTTTACTAGTCCAGAACTAGCATTAAACACAAATATGATGGGCGCTGCTAATTTGGGTAGCCAAATTGTAAATAATAGCAACTTTGCGAAAACATACAATCCTACAATAAATATAAACATTGAACATGCAGATCTTTCTAATGAGAAATCAATTGAAGAAACTTCTCAACAATTGGCAACACTCACAGAACGACAAACAAGGGGGCGGCTATAATGGATTTAACGAATTATCCATATTTTCAATTTAGAGGAAAAAAATCGAATGAATTCTCTATGCGAATAAGAAACGAAATGACGTTTACTATTCCAGAGGCCGCTCTGCAGTTTACAGAAATTGACGGAAGAAATTCCGATGTCATATACGATAAAGGAAAATATAACGACATTGAGAAAGTCTTTCCGGTAAGACTTTATAAACAACCAGATACAACCATTGCTGCGCAGTTAAGAGATATCGCTGCGTGGCTTTATTTATCGAAAGATTATGCCCCACTTATTTTTAGTGAATACAGCGAGTACTATTATAAAGCGCTAGGCTACAGCAAAGTAGATGCAGCAGACAAAACAAGAAGTTGGTTAGATGTTGATTTTGTTTTTAAGTGCCAGCCGTTCGTTTTTCGTCTTGATGGTGATGATGAAAGAGATATAAAAAGTGGAGGTGGCATTAGGAATCCAGAAGCTTTTTCTAGTCTGCCAATTATAACTTTCAATAAAACTAGTAGTACACAAGATAGTAATATTTATATTAATGGCCAACAATTCAGGATTGCAAAAGAAGCTGGAACAGGAAAAATTACGCTAGATTGTGAAGAAGGCATTGCTTATAAAGATGGTGGCGTTAATATCACAAAATATTGCTTTTTAAATACAGATGGTTATAACCCAATCACTCTGCCCCCAGGCGAAAGCATTATCAATTATACCTATATCACTGATTTTAAAATTAAGCCAAAATGGAGGACTTTAGCCGTATGAGCACGATTATTTTACATGATAAGAAAAATAACAATTGGAACTCCCTAGGCATAGGTCCTTTACAAGATGCAATAAATCCTCTTTCTACAAGGGAACGTAATGGTATTTATGATATGACATTCCAGTATCCAGTGGTAGGGAAACTATTTCACGAGCTTAAAGTAGGAAGATGGATAGTTGCAGATGCTGGACCGACATTAGTCGCAAAAAGTCAGCGATTTGAAATCGCACAAATTACAAAACCAATCAAAGGGATTGTCACTGTTTACTGTGAGCATTATCGCTATAAATTGTTGCGCACAATGGTAAAAATAGGTTCCAAATACTCTAATATTTCGGCACAAACAGCATTGAATCAATTAAGAAGTCAGATGGAGCCTAAAAGTGATTTTACTTTTTACAGTGATGTGGGGACTACGTCTTCAATTGATTTTACAGACCCCGCAAAATATAAAAATGCGCAAGAAGTTTTAGGTGGTGTCGCTGGTTCAATTTTGGATAATTTCGGTGGGGAATATCTTTTTAATAATAATCAAGTTCGCTTGTTAGCAAAAGCCGGTACCGATACGAATGTAGTCATTGCCTACGGTAAGAATTTAACAGATATTAATCAAGAGGAATCCATTGAAAATACGTATACTTCAATATATGGCTGGGCTAAAATCGGTAATGGCGATGATGAAAAAGTAATCACTCTACCAGAAATATATATTGATAGTGACTATGTCAATAATTATACGGAACGTAGAATACAAATGGTCGATTTTAGTGACAAAGAGCCAAAAGATGTAGAAGCTTTACGCGGCATGGTTAAATCGTTTATTAAGTCTAATAATGTGGGGATTCCTCGTGTGAGTATAAAAGCCAGTTATGTAGACTTAGCGAGTTCCGTCTCAGATGAACAACTTAAAAGCCTTGAGGTTGTAGATTTATGTGATTGGGTAACGGTTGCGTTTAATCAATTAAACATTAATACAACGGCACAAATTGTAAAAACTGTGTGGAATATTTCTTTAGACCGATATGAGTCAATCGAATTAGGTGAAGCGAGAACTGATTTTGCTAAGGTAATTGAAGACTCAAAAGAAAATATTAATGATTTGTCAGACAAAATAGATTGGCTTGAACAAGCGCAAAAAGAAGCATCTGATATTATCAAAAATCCAGGAAAAGGTCATGTGCTCATATATCCGTCGCTTGCAGATCCTCAAGAACTATTAATTATGGATACGACAAGTATAAATACTGCTAGAAAAGTCTGGCGGTGGAATGTTGGAGGGCTGGGATTTAGCTCAACTGGATATAACGGTAACTATGAGTTAGCAATGACAAATAATGGGCTAATTGTTGCAGACAGGATGGCTACAGGAACATTGAGAGCTATTAACATTATAGGTGTGACAATTACAGGTAGTGACATTACAAGTGAAAGTGGCTATAACAAAATTATAATGTCAAAGGGAGCTATCAAGAACTACTATAATAATGTTTTAAAATCAACGATGGATGCTAACAAATTTTCAATATATGATTCTAGAGAAATTGAATTGATGCAACTAAATTCTGATGGTGTGCGATTTAACAAAGAAGGAACTTTAAATAAGTTAGGAGGTCTGGGTAGAGCATTTTCTACTTCTTTAGGCAAAGAAGAAATCCATATTTATTCTGAACCAGGAGTGTTAGCAAGTGTCGGAGCAAAAAAAGTCTCAGGGAACGATGTTGCGAGACACTTTACAGTTTTTGACGCAGGGGTTCAAATATCAAATTTAAACATGGGTGGAAGTTATGTTGGAGGGTCTGGAGAAATAAAAAATTCAACATTGGTAAATACTAGTGTTAGTACAAAATTTACAGTGAATAACAATGTTAACTTAGGATTTTACTCTAATTTAAACATGAATGGTTTTTCAATTCTAAATCAATCAGATGTTCGGCTAAAGGAGAATATAACAGATACGAAGATTGATGGTATCAAAGAAACCAAAAAGTTAAACTTTGTGGAATTTGATAGAAAGCAAAACTATAAAAGTAATAATCCAATAGAACAGCCTTCTAATAAAAGAGAACTTGGGCTAATTGCTCAATATTCACCATTTTTAAGTGTTAAACATAATGAAGACCACTATTTAAGTTTAGATATGAATAAACAAGTGATGCTTAACAGTTTAACTAATAAACAACTTATTGAAAAAATTGAACAATTAGAAGAAAAAATAAACAAACCTAACAAGAATAGAAGAAAATATCATAGAGGAGGGATTTGATGGCAAATAAAATATTAAATCTTGATTTCTCTAAGGATCCAATAATGCCACCAATTATTTATGGTCGTGTTAGCGATGAAAAAATGCAAACAATTACTGTGAAAATTTCTCGACGAGATGAGATAGCAGATTTATCGGGTGGAATCATCACCTTTGAGGGAGAACCTGCAGGCGGAAAAGTGAAAGTTTTTGATTCTGAAAACGTTTCTTCCAATAACGCTGGATTGCAAAAAGGAACATTTGAATACACGTTTCCTAGTGCAGCGTTTAGCGTAGAAGGGACGTACAAAAGGGCATATTTTTCGTTTCAAAAAGATGGGAAAAGAGATACTACGGGAGACTTTAAAATCATTGTTAAAGGAAATGCTGACATTGATGCCGGAGAAGCTGAAACAATTATTACTGAATACAATAAACTTGTAAAAGCTTTGAATGAAGCATATCAAGCTGCACTAAATAAAATGAATACTGACTATGATGATGTTGAAAAACGTATTGAAGCGATCAAGGTAGATTTAAATACGCTAAAAAAACAAATAACAGATATATTGGTAGATGCAGAAGGTCGCATTTCAGCCATTGGGAAGACAGTAACAGATGAAGTTGATGCAGCGCTCGAAAAGTTTAAAGAGGGAAACTTCTATACGAAACAGGAAGCTGATAATAGATTTTTAAGTAAGACGGAAAACCTTGAAATTCAAAATAAAAAGCTAACTAATGATGATGGTTCAGGTCTACCTTTACCAAAGGGAGTAACTTCATTTAAAGAATTATCAGGTTATGCTGGTTTTTATTATCTAAATGCTACAGTTGCGGGAACAATGACTGACAAAGCAGATCTGCCAACTGAATTTAAATATTCTGCTCTATATGTTTATCAACATGCCATCGCAGGCACTGCGGGAGCTATGTATCAAGAAATTAGAATGAATTCGTTGACAACACCTTTAATCGCATTTAGAACGACTTCTCCTAACTCTTCTCAAAATAGTCCGTTCAAAATTTTGGCTACTACAGATAGTGTTGTAAACTCAACTGATATAGAAAATGGTTTGTTTGTTATAAAAAATTCTAAAATATCAGATTTAAATGATGCAGTAGAGCCTGGTATTTATTCGATTTCAGCTACAGGAGTTGAAAATAAGCCATTACCAAACTCTGGAAGCTTGATTGTTAATAAAGATCCAGGTGGAGTCAGACAATTATTTCAAACGGAAAGAACAATTGTTATTCGTCAATTTGGTGGTGTGCCCTCATCTTGGACGGATTGGAAAAAAGTAGCTTTTGAAAAAGAGCAACCTTTCGAAGCTTGGTATTCATCAGGAACTAATCATCCTGGATTCAAAAATAAGTCAAGATACAACTTAGGACCAGAATTTAGCAACGTAGGACAGCGACTTGGATTACCGATGAAAAGCGATCCATTGCAATGGAATAGCGGTAGGTGGCAAGCTACTGTTTTGAGAGATTGTAAATTAAATATACAAGGAACCGTTAAATATCAAGTTGGGAGCTCAAAAGGGGTTCTATATGCTTATACTCATATAGACAAAGGTCTTGATGAAGGTGTAGGAGACTTAGGTGTTGGATCAGCAGTCGGGGCTGTTGGCGGTTTGAATTATCAAAATGTCGCAGCCTTTGATTTAAATGTTACACTAAAAAAAGGTGAGTATCTTGCGTTTCGTTTAGAATTAGCAGCAGATAAGCAACTTGATTATACGCAACTTTCTTCTATGCATATTACAGAATTAGTATAGAGATTGAATTTTAAAATGAAGCCGTTTAGCAAAAAGCTAAGCGGTTTTTATTATTGGAAGGTGGAAAATATGGTGATTATTGATAATCAAGCGTTGATACTAGAATTCAAGAATATGATTTCTAACGGTTTTATTCAGGTTTTTGTCTGGATTGTGTTAGGGGATATCTTAACAGGATTATGTAAAGGTATTTTCATTAAGGAAGGAAATAGCACAAAAGGATTGCTAGGATTAGTAAAACATTTATTAGTGGTCTGCTTAATAAGCGTTGCTTATCCATACTTGAAAATCATGGGTCTAGAATCAATCGCTACTGGATTTGTCTTATTTTATATAGCAGTGTATGGCATTTCCATTATTGAAAACTTAGGGCAGTTAGGCGTTCCCTTTCCTTCATGGGTTAAGGAGCATTTAAGTAAATTAAAAGATGAAAATGATAAAGGTGGTGAACCTAAAGATGGTGCAAGTGATTAATCAATCTGTTTGCGGTGGGATTGCCGGGAGACGTCCCAATGCGACGCCAAAAGGTGTTGTCATTCATAATGATGCCGGAAGTATTTATGCTACAGCTGCACAATATGTCAATGCCTTGGCTGTAATGTCTCCTACACAACTGGCGAATGGCTTTGCTCATTATTATATTGATCGAAATACAATTGCACGTGTAGAAGATACATTCAATGCAGCATGGCACACAGCGAATCCAGATGGGAATTTGAACTATGTTGGCTATGAAGTATGTCAATCAATGGGTGCTAGCGATGCCGATTTTTTAGCTAATGAACAAATGACATTTAAACAAGTTGCTGAAGATATGAAGTTTTGGGGAATGCATCCCAATAGAGATACTGTAAGATTACACAAAGAATTTGTTCCTACGGCATGTCCTCACCGTTCGTGGGAATTGCATGGAAAAGAAACAAATGCCGTGAAAGACTATTTTATTAGCCAAATAAAAAAATATATGGGCAATCCAAACGAAGGCAATGACAATTCAAGTAATAACAATCAAAATAATATAAAAGGTGGAGAAACGACTATGCAATGTTTATACGAAAGACCAATTAATTCAAAAACAGGTAAACTAGAATGGAATGGAGATGCTTGGACGGTAATGTTTTGTAACGGAGTGAATACAAGACGTGTGTCTCATCCAGATGAAATGAAAGTCATTGAGGACCTATACAAGAGAAACAATGGAAAAGATATTCCTTTCTACGGACAAGATAAATGGAACAAAAACGCTCCTTGGTACAATCGCTTAGAAGCTATGTTTCCAGTCGTGAAATAA